TTCACCTGACACCAACGTAAAATAGTCAATGCCAGCTTTGACTTGATAGGTTTTTTCTTTGTTGAGATATGTGGCAATAGCGATCCATGCAGTGTTCAATGTGCTGACTGTGGCAGTGTATGTGGGATTGGCATACAGTGTTGCTATGGCTGAGTTGGCGTTGGTAATTTGTGTTAGCACCGCGGCATCAGAGCCTGCAACCAAAATATTAGTATACGCAGTATTCAATGTGGCCAACGCTCCGGCAGTTTGTAATGTTTGAACTGCTGCCGACGCTATGTCAAATTGCGCTGCCAGGTTGTTGTAATCAATTGCTGTGCCTAGCACATCACACATGGTGATATTGCCGTCTATGCCCGATCCTGTGGCCACAGAATTGTTGATGTAATTGGTAGTTGCAGTGGCCACAGGATTGGTCAATGCTTCAATTTGGTCCAGTCCAGTCATGGTGTTTAGGCCGCCAAGTGTGATTGGTTCCCAGTAGTTTGTGTTATTGATATCGGTACCAGCTGGAACATCATCTATGGCCTGATAAAACACAGTGTCAGGACTTAGCACTGCCAGTGGAGGTTGCAATGTGCTGTTGAGATTGACTGGAGCATCTGCCACAATGTCATTGGTCAAGTAATCACTGTTGACATCCCAAGGATTGCGATCAAACCCTTGTATGGTTTGTGCCAGTTCTGGCCAAGTGGCTAATGGAATATTTGCAATCTGTTGCAAAGCCGCTTGTGTGGACTTGTTGGACACAGCTTGGTCCGGGGGAATAATTTTAGCCAATTCATCACATCCAGACGGGGCAGGCAAAAATGCACCCACGGTCTCGGCTAGGTTCATGTTAACTGCACCATTGGTTTGATAAATTGGCACAGGTCCTGTTGGTGACGGTGTTAGTAAATTGGTATAACTGTTGGGAAACATCACAGCTGGATTTAACAAATCTGCCATGGTTGAAACATTAGGTGTGGTCACTTCCAGTATGTCTAGTACATCTTGTAAGGCAGCGTCTGTGATATTGACCAATGCCGGGTATGCTTTTTTCTGTAGCTTATCAAACTCGTTTGGTGTGAGGCCACTAGGATTGAACAATGCCACTTTGTTGATGTTCACTAGATCTGATATGTTTTGCAATGTCAGTCCTTGGTCTTGCAATGCATCACGAACAGCAGGCAACGTACCATTGATGGTGTTGCTTACCCTTGACAACTGCGCCAGTAATGCCGCTGGTGTGCCATATTCGTTTAGTGTTTGTGTATTTGTCAACAATCCTTGATTGGCAATATCAGTGGCCAGTTTGCCCAATGCGCCGGGGCTGCTATCCACTAGGCTTGTAATATTATTGGTTACCAAGTTGCTCATATTGGTAAACGTAGGTCCCAAATACGTTGCGGCATTACGTGTGCTGTTGATTAACGAATTGGTAGTGTTAATGTAACCTTGCATTGCCATAAATCCTTGGCAAAATTTTCCAAGGTCTCTAGTATCATTGTAGATACCTAGATATGCATTTCCAGTTTGTTGTACCAAGTCAGCAAATCCGTATGGATCCAATGTGGAAGCATCGCTTTGAGTGGGCAAGTATTCTTGAGTCAAGTAAGGAAAATTTGCCAATGGCAGCGCAGGGATGGCATCACCCAGTGCTGGAATTGTGCCAGCACCAATACTCAGCAACAAATCTAATGTGCTTTGAGTTTTGAATGTTTGAGCTTGATAATAGTTGATCGCAGCCAACCAGTTCACTATCACTGTTTTGCCATTGAATGTGGCAATTGCTGTGGTCAATGCTGTTGGTAAACTTTTGACACCTTGATTATCCATCAATCCAGCAGCGGTGTTCAGTTCTAATGGAGTTAATACACCGTTGGCCATTATCCTGCCCTAACATCGCCACTGCCACCAGATCGTGCATGGCCACAGGTGTCTGCATCTCCAGTTAGGCTTACTGCTATTCCACCAGCTCGTACTGTGCCTGAGCCGCCTGCGGTTGAGGGTCCGCAATGTATGCCAGGGCATCCTCTTCGTCCACAACAAGGATGTGCGCTGACGCCTTGCCCGGTTGTGGCAATTGGTCTTCCGTTTATGCGCACAGAGTCAATACCCGATGTAATTACACCGCCTGCTCCGTTTGCATCACCCACTCGTTGTATTCCTGGCATGTTATCCTACTAAGATTTTCTTTTCTGGCACCTTGATGCCTGTGGTTGCTTCGATGTATTTCATACGCACATTTTCATCCGTCAATGAATGAATAGCAACACAGCTCATATTTAGCCGGGGATTTTTGTCAGGATCTGCGGTAAACATGCTAGGCACAAGTCCCATGCCTTGTGGGCCAGGAGCCACGCTTACGGGGTCTTGTATTGTGACATGGTTATTGCCAGGGTCTGTGTCCATGACTTTGGCGATCATTTCCTCGCCAGAGTTCAGTTTGAATGTGTAAACTTTTCCAATTTCCATTATTTGCTTTCTGTTAGTTTTGTTCTGAGTTCAGTGAACCCGCCCACCAGTTGATCATCTAAAAAGATCTGTGGTACTGTGCGAGCATTTGGTACTGCTTCTAGTAGTTGTTCTCGAGTCCAGTCATGCTGGATGTTGCGTTCTTCAAATTCAATGTTTCGTGATTTGAGCAAGGCCTTGGCTTGGTCGCAGTAGGGGCATTGGTCTTTTGACCATACAATTGCTTTCATTTTATTTTCTTTCTTTTGATTTATCGTAAGTTTGTGCAAAGATATCTTTCTTTACAACACCATAGTCGCCAGGACCATGTTTCACAATGTAATCATTGCCTTTGGTATATTCTAAATTACCCCATGACGCTCGAACAACACCATCATGGTCAGCAAGTCGAGCTACCTTCATGATCTTTTTGGGTGTTGCTGTACCATCACCGTTGTCATCATAGTAGGCCGTAAACTTAATAGGGCTCACCGGATATCGTTCGCCCTTGGGTCCTGTAATAATCTTAAAACCAACTGTGTAGGCAACAGGACCTTCTAGTGTGTCTACTGTGCCGTTGTCTGTGGCAGTTTCATAACTGATAGGGGTTGGGTGTTTGTAGGTTGCAAACCCACCTGGTTGGAACCATTCGTCGTTAATCATAGATTTGGTAACTCGTCGTAGTCAATAGCATCTCCCATGACACCAATCACATAGTTGGTTGATTCGTTTTCCTGCAGGGCAGTTTGTTTCTTGCTGGTGTCTACATGCTTGTTGAACCATGGGATAGGTGTAGAGCGTGGTGCTGGCTCAAGATACTTGATGCCAATTTCTTTCAAGGCATTGGCTGCTGTGTAATCCACAAAGTCTTTTAAGATTTGTGCGTTAAGGCCAATCACTGGTCCCTTGTTGAACAGGTAGTCAGCCCACTCTTTTTCTTCACGGATCACATCTAGGTACAGTTGATACACTTCTGCTTCACATTCTTGTTTGGCTTGAGCAAAGCGAGGGTCTTCTTTCACCACTTGATTGATGATCCACCCAGTCCATTCCTTGTGCAGGATTTCGTCCTGCAGGATCAACTGAATGATGTTGCCGTTGCCAATAAAGATACGATTTTCTACCATGGCAAGACTGGTGGCAAATGATACCATGAAACGGAATGCTTCTAATGCATAACTTGCGTTGAGTGCCATCCAAATAGCTTTGACGTGGCCGTGATCTTTGACAGGAACTTCTAGTTCTTTTTCGCAGTTGACCATGTGCAAGTGATCGTAATACTTGCCCACGCTTGACGCCATGTCCACAATCTCTTTGGTGTCATGAATGGTATTAAACACATCCTTGGGCACATTGTAGATGTTGCGGATGATGTGGCTGTAACTGCGGCTGTGAATGTTGGTTTCAAAGAAACTCCAGTTGTACATCAATGCTTCCAATTCTGGAATACTAATTACAGGAGTAAACACCTGTGCTGGACCACGGCCTTGCAAGCTGTCCAGTGCAGTTTGGCGTAGTAGGTTTGCAGTAAAGATATGCTTGACAGTTTCTGATGCTTCTTTAAAGTCATTGGCATCCTTGCTCAATGAAATTTCTTCTGG